CTGCACAGATATCTCCTTGCCACTTCAATTGATGGCAGTCACTATTACAGATATCAAATACATCACAGGTATAGCAACGAGGGTCTCTTTCTATCTCGCATGTAATGTTATTTATTCTTCCTCTGGCGGAGAGTAAAGTTCTAATAGGTTGAGATATATCTCCAAACCCATTACCCACTGCAGCATTCGGACATCCAGCCACAGTTCCATCGGCATTAATCGTAAAGATTTTCTGTTCACAATCTCTACATCTAACTCCACCATGTATTCCCTTAGTTATAGAGGAATACACACCTTCCAGTAGGACATCTTTATATTTAGGTTTTATTGTCTGATAGGTTTCATGCATTCTAACAAACCAATCGTCTTGGTCTTTATTTGCAGGAAAGATATGTGTATTTTCTAGAGCCGATCCATCGTGGGTTAGTCGTTCAAACTGCACCCAATTAACACCTAGCGTATTCAGCCAGAGAACTAACTCAGTGGTATCCATCTCCATTAGTTGTTTATTAAGGCTAATATTCAGTGTAATATTATGCCCAGCATCTACTACAGTTTGAAGATTCTTTCGCCAGAGGTTTTCTTGTTTATCATTCTCAAATCGAATACCTTTATCCCACGAAGTGCAGAATCCATTTTTAAGAACAGTTTTGAAAAACTGCATATGATCTTCAGTTAGATTAAAACATAGATTTGTAGAGCAAGACCAGTTAAGATTCGGGAATAATTTTGATACTTTATCCCAGACATAATACATATCATCCAGCGGAGCAAGGAATGGTTCTCCTCCATGAAATGTAATATTCCCACCATTGAAAGATGGGCATTCCTCGTGGAGTCGTTCAAACCACTCTACAGTATGTTCGGGATTAAAGTATATCTTTTTGCCGTTGGCACCATTTGTAAAACAGTGTTGGCAATTAAGTTGACAAGTTTCGGTGGTCTTAAGATAGACCACCAAATCTTTTGGGATTAATATATCTGAAAAAGATACATCTGTCTTATGAAAGACAATTGGTTGAGTTATCATGAAGCATTATAAAATTACACATTCAACAAGTTTAACATTAACATCTTCATTTGTTTCTAATGCTATTGCAAAACTATTATTCGTATCACCAAAGAATGCTTTACCGTCTTGATTACAAATTAGTGGTTGTCCTTTACGGATTGGTCCAATAACTTTAACTGGCACACGACCACGAAGGGCAATAGCCTGTCCTTCTAATTCATCGTTCATAATGAAAGCTGGGTTTGTAGACACAACACCAAGAACTCTTTGTCCAGAAGTATAGGAAGCAGTACCTTCAGCGTCGCCAGCAGCTGCAACAACAATAACTGTTCCAGGTTCATATTCTTGATCAGTTGTATATTTTTCTGCCAAGTCAGCGTATTTAGCGGAAGTTGCAGTACCGTAAATAGTACCAAACCTATTTACTGATTGTCCAATATCACCTGTGCCATCTGTACCAGATTTTAAAATTTGAGAAACTGTAGGAGTTTGACTCCCATCAATAGTAATATTACCAGCAACACCATTTGCATTTGTTAATGCGATATTTGTTCCAGCAGTTAATGTTCTGGTAGTTGATGTTCCAGAACCAGTTCTAACAACTAAACCAGTTGTTGTTAGAGCAGACAATGCAACTAACTCTGCAGAATATCCTTGCACATCTAAACCTACAACTAGTCCAAGATTAGTTCTTGCCTGTGCTGCATCAGATGCACCAGTACCGCCATCAGCAAGTGCCAAGTCAGTAATACCACTAATAGTACCACCAGTTATAGTTACACTATTAGATGCTTGCGTGGCGATGTTACCAAGTCCAAGAGCAGTTCTTGCAGTGGCAGCAGTATTAGCACCAGTGCCACCATTTTCAAGTGCCACGATACCTGTAACATTGTTTGCGTTACCACTTAAAGAACCAGTAAAAGCACCAGTAACATTACCTGTTAAATTACCAACAAAAGAAGTAGCAGTAATAGTACCTGCAGCAAAATTTCCAGAAGAATCACGACGAACAAGAGTGCTAGCAGTATTAGTAGTGGCTTGTTCAAAACCATCAACAGTGTCCGCATCTAAACCAGAGCCAGACCCATCTACTGTTTTAATTTTAGTTAAAACATCAGCAGCTGTATACAAGGCGGAATCTAGTTTAGATCCAACCTCAGTGTTTAGGTTACTGAAATTAGCATCTGCCTCTGCAATCGTTAATGGACTGCCTTTAGTTGTTCTTAATACGATTACCGCCATTATCGTTCCTTATTGATAAGAGAGATTAATAATTGTTTAATCTCTGCAACATCTGTTTTTAAATTCTGTATATCATTAGAGTTTGAACTAATCTTTTCTTGCAAACTCTTTTGGGCATTCATCTTAGCCATATAATTCATATAATCAGTGGCATTAGTATTTATCACTGCGCCACTAGATATATCTCTAGCTAACCCATCTTTGTCTTTTATTTTTACTAACATTATGCGCAAGAGATTACACGAAGATCTTTAATTCTTGGTACTTCTGAACTATTAGTAGACTTCATTACAATCTTTAATTTAACAGCATCATAAGTTTCCATATCTTTCTTAGAGAAAGATGCGTCTACAAATCTACCAGTACTATTGCTATAATAAGGAATAGTTGTGTCTGGAGTCATTTGGGTAAACGGAATAGAATCCCACTCTGTGGTAGAACCAACTGGTGATGTTTTATACCAAACTTCAACACCTGCTTCTACTGGAAGATTAATAGCAAATTTAACTCTTAAGAAAGTAGAAGCATTTGCTAAATTAACTTTCTTAGTTACATATTTACTATGAGAAGAAGAATTATCTGGAGCAGTTTCTGCCACGAATCTCTCTTTCTGTTTAATCATTATAGCATTAGCTCCAACTGCTTCAGTGGTAAATGTTAAACCATCAGTTCTACTAACAGTTGTTGTAACAGTATAATATTTAATACCAGTGACAGCAGCTAAAGTTATTGCAGCGTTTGCAGTTAGAGTGATTGTAGTTGAAGTGACTGCAAGAACAGTTCCGATAAATGTAGAACCTTGGAATAACGCAAAGCCAATTTTCACACCATCTGAAACAAAGTTAGTTCCTGTCACAGCTGTACTACTAGAACTAGAAGTAAATGTACCAGTTAATGCCGTTCCACCATCAATAGAAGTAGAAGATACTAAGAATGTACCATTATTATCAGCATTTGACGAACCAGAAACAGTAATATACTTACCAACAGTCACACCAAACATGGCACCATGTCTTGTGTTAATTTGAGTTCCACTAAAAGATACTGCACTAGAACCAAGGAATGAACCACCGTAGTTACCAATTAGAACATTATCATCAAGAGTTCCTACATTTAGGTTATCTGTTGTTGGGCTGTTAATTTTATTATTAATTGTAATTAAGCTAGTTCTATGTGTATCTAGAATAGGAGATAGTGCTGCATTGCTACTACTAAACTGACAGTTTAAATACAGAGATTTAACACCAGAACTCCATCCAGAATTAGCAGGAAGTTCATTAATTTCAGAAGCTACCATTTTTGGTGCAAAGAAATTATTAGTTTCATTTACAAGAATAGATTCATATGTCAAAGTCTCTGGAGTCACATAAGCAACCTGAGAACTATTATCTACTGCTTTACCAGTAGTTGCTTTAAAACCAAACTCAATTGGAGTTTCAGAGAAAGACTGAATTTGAATTGCTGGTTGAATTGCATCAAACTGAATATTTCTGGTAGCCTTAACTGTTGATCCGCCAGAATAACCAGATGAAGTTGCAGTACCGCCAGCAATAGTGATAACATAGCTATCTAAATCTACATCGCTAATAGTATGAGTACTATTAAATAATGCAAATGCGATTCCATTAACATTGGCAGTAACTCCACTAATAGTTACCTTTGATCCAGATGGCATGCCATGATTTGTATGCCAGACACGAACCTTATTATTGGTTACATTGGGTGTTACTCTAGTTTCAAATGGATCATAATCTAAAGTTTGTAGCGGAACAACATCGTTAATGTATTCAACATTAGATAGTACATCAGTTCTAAAGTTTGCACGATAGATCGCAAATTTAAGATCTTGTGATTGATCCGCTGTCCAAGTAGAAGCATTCTGAGATTTAAATAACGAACCAAGATATGGTTGCTCAGAAATAGTTCTACTAGTTCCTACCATTAATTCACCAACTTGAGAGATCCAAACATTATATGAATTACAATCAGAAGCTAGAACTATACAGTATTCTGTATTTTCTGCAACATAAACTGGAGATGGGAATGTGAAAGTTGTTGGTGTATCCCACTTATTAACTTCTACATCATCTAGTGTAACAGTTAGTGCTGAAATATTAACTTGTTCTGGTTTTAATGTAACACGAGAAAATGGTAATACTCGTTTTCCTGGATAACCATTAACAACCTCACGAAGTTCTAACATAACAGGAATTTTTGTATCTTTAGTAGCAAAGAATACATCAACTTTAGATAAGAAACACCCACCCTTAACATCAATTAAGAATGTTTGCGCAAGCGGATCCCACCATCCAGTATCTGCTACAACTCGTTCAGATGATTGAATAATAACTTGGTTATCACTCAACTGTTCTTCAACTAACTGTGCATTTCTAACAGAATGTATAGTTGTTTCACGAGTTTCTAAAATACCCTCTGCACGATAATTTGCTCTTGCACGAGATGTGAATAGTCCATCTGCAGTAGTAACATCAACTAATTTTAGTTCACGAGTACCGCAACGGAATCTTATTGATTCTGTATTTGGAATATTAAAGAGTAACTGAACATCACCATTAAAATTAGATACTAAAGGAGTGCCTTGTGCATTAGATGTTAAAGATGTAAATGTACCAGTCGCTAAAGAATTTGAACCAGTAATAATATCAGAAGCGACGAATGTTCCTTGAACATTAACTACATACAAAGAATACGCATTTGATGTAGCGTCTGGATCAAAATCTTTACCAACTACTACTGCAGTCGCAAGAGAAACTGATCCTGTAATAACATCACCACGATTTAAACATACTTGTGAATCACCACTAATTCTTCGAGCAGTTCCAGAAGCACTGCTACCCACATTAACATCAATATTAAAAGCACCACTTGTTGGTGTATAAACTAGTTTAGATGCTGGTGTACAATAAGCAGAAATATCCACACCATCAAAGAATGGATAGAAACGAGTGTTTGGTTTTAACTTTTGAATCTGTATAAGAATGTTTCTTGAACGAATGTACGGAAGAGCAGCAGTAGAAAGAACACGATCTCCAATAATTTGTCTGTCAATTTTTTGCACTAAAGATGTTTTGATACCAGTTCTTGATTGTCCAACTTCAGTTGCAGTAGACTCAACAGTAATCTGACGAGCATTACCCCAGCCAACACCACCGAATTTTGCATTGGCTTCTGCTTGTGATAAACGAACATCACCAAAACCAGAAGCCCATTCTCTACCAAATGTATATTTAATATTACTATTAGTAGAAGCACCAGACCACTGAGTTTGCCACGCATTCCATATTGTTCCCAATACACCAGATTTTTCGGCAATATTTTTTACAGTAGTAAAGTTACCTTCAACATCGATAACTAAATCTGGGCGACGATCAATCTCAAACCAATCATCAGATGATGGATTAATTTTAACATCACCGAGGAAAGTGAATACAGCAAATGGGTTAATATTTTCTAAACGAGAAGCATATGGTTGATCAATTATTTTAACATGTGGTACAGTTGTGTTTAGAGGTAATGTAATAACATCACCATACAATTTGTAATTAGCACTAGTTCTTTGAGAATCAATATTATTTTTCTCTAATAAATTTATGTTGTTCATTGAATAGAATGGGCGCAGTTCAGCGTTTTCCATATCAATGGAGCACATATAATCTGGAGATAATGTATCACCAGTAGCGTGTCCTGTAAATCCGTCTACGATAAATCCATTTTTAAATCTAGTATTACCAGTAGAATCTACAATGTTTAATGATTCTGTTTGTTGTTCTAGTAATGATAGAGATGTATAATACTCAAGATTGTCAATTCTTTTTTCTAGTTTACCGATATCACGCATAGTGTATCGTTTGTTATCAATTCTATTAATTTGAACATTATTACTATTAGTTCCAAATGTGTATGGTTCTAAAGTCAATGTATATAAAACTAATCCAAGAGTAGGATCTAGTGGTTCACCTGGATTTAATGATGACACACCATCAATCGGGAAAAATTCACCAGCAAAGTCTACCGCAATTTTAGTTTTTCTAGAAAGATAGTATGAATAATGAGTGATAAAATCAATACCTCTTTTAGGTACTAATGTGTTTGTAGAGCTAAATGTTAATCCACTATCAGCAATAATTGGTCTAAAATCTACACAGTCTCTTAAAGACACACCCATAAATGATGGGATATTTGTGTAACTAACTTGCCCTGCAACATAAGAGTCAACAGTACAATAGTCGCCAGCATCATGCGTAAAGTAATCAAATGTTACTTCAATTGGTGCTTCTGGTGGGGCATAAGAATTCTTAAGAACTAATCTGGCTAGATCATAGTGAGTGTGTCTTTGTCCGTTATCCCAGTCATAACGATCTGAAATATCAATAGTGTATCCACCAGTTGGAGCAGAGAATGTTCCGCTTCTCATTTTAACAGAGACTAGTCGATATCCATCTGCCTTACCCAATAGTACTTCTGTAGCCTGTGCTTCACCTTGTGCAGTGAATGTTGCGACAGCTGATGGAACTAGCGTTTTAGTTTTTCTAGTGACATTGGCACCAGTTTTGTTAATTGCACAAATAAGCGTAATGTTATTACTACTAGATACACCACCAGTAAATGATACTGTGATAGATACAGTTCCAGTACCAGTAATACTATACTGAGATGTAGAAAGAACTGTACCAGTACTAGAGTTAACAATAATGTAGTTATCAGTGTCTGCAGTTGATGCGAATGTTGCGCCACTATTAACTGTAAATGTTAGAGAAGAACCAGTATATGTCGATGAAAATCTTTGGTATACTGTGTAGTTAGAAATTGTAGAACCATCTGCAGCTTTTACAGATTTAATTGCAAATTGAGGTAACTGATACACCAATGATGTAGATTCTGGTTCAATAATCTTAGTAGATAATCTATCCGCAGTTTTATCTACGATAGTAATTGAAGAATCTACTTCCATTTGATCTTGTGCTGTCACAGCAATAACTCTGCGTTGAGTTCCACCGAAAGAAACAATATCACCAGCAATAAAATCTGTCTGGAATGTTGTACCAGAACCTTTAATGAAAACACCTGCTGCTGGAGTTGTAGAACCGCTGGTTGCTACAGAAGTTCCAGAACCACGAGTTATAGTTAATATCGGATTAATATCTGCACTGAAACTTGTAGCAGCAGAACCACCACTAAAGAAGAACGATTTTACTTTACGGTTAAAGTCAAAGTTACCATTCATCTTAACATCGAATAAAGATAGTTTATAGATGGCTGTTGCAGATCCTGGATTAGAACCACTGTCCCATTCAATAAAACGAACTCGTGCAGTTCCAACTGCAGTTGCTCCACTTGGTGCAGTACCGCCAGTAACAACTGGTCTATCATACAATGTAACAGAAGAATAATCTCCGATCGGAGGAGCACCCCAGAGATTGGTAATTGTTGCATAGTTACCAACAGTAGTTTGTAATGCCTGAGAAGTTACTTGAATACTTTCTCTGGCTTTTTCTACTGTCACATAACTGGTTGATGGTTTTTCAATTTCATAACCTTGAACATACGCTTTTCCAGGCTCTAAACCAATTGCCAATTTTTTTTCGTTGAGTAGGTTAGCTGCTACATCTTGAGCATCAGATGGTGCAAATACACCACGATTATAGAATGGTGACGAATTCCATTCCCATGTAACACCTGTTCCTGAACCATCTTGAGCAACACCAGATGTGTGGATAGGACCAGGAGTTGCTGCGCCATTATTAACAGATTGTGCATTATCTTTAGCAACATAAGTGTTGCCATTATTTGTAACAACATCACCTGTTATGTAATATTTTGCAGCTGCCCATGCACCACGATTATTGTTTCTATATTCACGAACATCGATTTCAAAATTCTTAACAGTATAATTACCAGACTCATCATAAGTTCGGTGAGCAAATTCTTGTTGCAGGATAGAATATTCTGTTCGGTTTGTACCACGCTGGATGGCACCATCGCCAGTTCTAATTAACTCAATAAAGTCAATATCAATGACGCTATCCAATGAAAATTTAGTTAGCGTTGCAGCAATAGAATAACGATGCGCACCTGGAGCAGCATAGTTAAATGAATTCTGTGCGTTATCGAATAGAGTTTCGTCTTCTTCAGAAGTTAGAATAGATTCAGTTGCAACAAGACCAATACGATATGTTGGAGTATTGCTATATTTGTCTAAAATAATTATCTGTGGCTCAACTAGAACAAAGTGCCCTTTAATGTAATAAACACCAAGTTTGATTTCTGCAATAGAACCAACACCAACTGGAGAAGATGCTAATGCTTGTACTGAACTAATTTCTGTATCTACATCAGTTAAAATATCTGATGCTGCAAACACTTTGCTAGTTCCAGTGCTACCAGAATTTTTATATTTTACAAATAAGGTAGGAGGATCACCAGCTTGTGATGCAGAATAATGGGTAACTTGTGCTTGCAAGCCATCCGCATTTTGAATAACTTTACCAACATAAGATGCTACGACAGTATCTGCTTGGATAGAATTATAAGAAGATTCTAATTTAACATATCCGATAGTAGTATCAATAGAAGAATTACCTGGAATAACCATGGCTCCTTCTTTGAATACATGAGATCCAAAACGAGTGATTTGTTTTTGCAGAATAGTCTGCATTTGAGTAAGTT